GGTAAGGTCCGCATCGGTAAGGTCCGCATCGGTAAGGTCCGCACGGGTAAGGTCCGCACGGGTAAGGTTCGCACGGGTAAGGTCCGCACGGGTAAGGTCCGCACGGTATTTACCTTTTTCCTCAACCTCTTGACGGATATACTCTTTAATGGTATCCTTTAAAGTGTTGTTTTCCTTTTCGTAAGAGAAGATAATAGATCCTGTCCAACGGTTCTTAATTTCAATTTTTATCATACTGTTGTATTTTTTCTTTTAATGATTTAAGTAATTCCTCTTTTTCGTGTTTATGTAATTTGACTGTTTGATGAGCTTTTAATCTTAATTCGCTATACCAGGCATCGCCTCTTTTTTCTTTTATCCACTCTGTAAATTCGGTAGGCGTTTTGTGAGCCGAGAAGCCTGAACTGAAAGTGTGATGCCCCACGCAAAGGCAAACTCCGTTTACGATTTCCCACCGGGTAGATAGTTTTGATCTCGAATAAACATGGTGTGAATTTAACGGGGATGCAGAGCCACAGTATTCGCACTTGCCGCCAGCCTCCAACTTAACTAAGGTAGACCAGGCATCATCTAATTTTTTTTCAATTCCTTTCATATTATTTGTAGGGCCCGAACTCGTTGCCGCACTTACATTTCTTAGGCATTACTTTTCGATTACAACGAAGTCTGATTTGAAAGGCTCGATGTTTTTATTGATAATCGTTTCTCGCTGAGAAATAATAAACTCCTGTAATTCGGCAGATTCAAGCCACAGGTTAATTCCTTTGTCTCGCACATCAAAGCAGATTTCGACCATGAATTTTGCTTTAGGCTGGCCGGTGAAAATTGGGAGGTTAAGTACGAAATTCATTTCTAGGTTGGTATCAACTTTTATCTCTGAGCTGTTTTTAGCGTTGCCGCGATTGTCGGAGTGGTCGTCAATTTGAGCCTGTACCGACATAGAGAATTTTTCTAGGTTGGTTACTATCTTCATGTTTGAATCAACATCGCCGAAGAAAGCGCGGTTCATTTTTAAGAACTGTTTTAGCTCGTTCTTAGTCCAGATTTTACCCTCGTTGATACCGAACTTTTTAAGGTCAGGATTCATAGATAAAGATCCTCCGATCTCAGTTCTGTAATGGTCTTTTTCGTCAACGAAAAGCTTTATGTACATCCCAACGTAAGAGAAAAGTACGTACGCCTTATTCGCCTCAACTAGGCTTTTTCTCTTTGCGTAGTATTCGGCTGGCGCCTCAATGGTTCCGTCAATTGCTACTTTAACTGGCTCTTTTAAAGGAAGGGCCGAACCCTCCCTAACGATTAATTCTTTCTGACCTTCTGCGAGTTTTATTTCGAGTTCTTTCATGATTATGCGGTTTTAGCGTTTAAGTTTTTAATTGTTGTCTGTCTTTCTTTGGGTGATAGCTTACGGGTGCCGATCAAATTGCCTGCGTGGTCGTATGTTTCCATAACTCCATCTTCTTGGTTGTCTATATCGTAAACCGTTTCGTTACTCTCGAAGTATTTATTCTTCAGGTCGCGCAAAAGCTCCGAACGCCTTGTTTTGAAAATTTTGATACGACCGTTGATTTCCTGAGTGAGTTCTTTTTTCTCAATCTCAGTATCGTTCAACTCGATGTCAACCTCACTTAGGCGAGATTTCATTTCGTCTAAATCTTCTTCGGTGAAGTCCCGAACAACATTTTTAGTGTACGCCGACACCGCATTTTCTTTTAGTGCCGTTGCTCTTTCGATGTCAGAAAGGCTTTTGAAGTAGGCTTGTTTTTGATTTTGCATAATTGTTTATTTATTGATTAGTTAATTTTACTCTGTTTATTGTTTATTAGCTGATAGGGTTGATTTAGATAAAAAGATTTTCATTCATGTATTCTCGGCAATTTCTAATGCGCTGATACAACAATTCTATTTCGGAATCGTTTCTGTCGAACTCAAAAGAGAAGTGTCTTTCCTCCAAAGGAACTTCAACAAAACCCGCATACACCGCCTTAGAATATTCATCCGTGTTAATATTAACGCCTCTTTTATGGATGTAATCATCAAACGTTTTTTTGTCGTATACGTGATTAGCAATTATTTGCAACTCAACCCAAGCAGGAGTGTTTTGATCGTGATTGAACCCTTCGTGGTATAGCTCCTTAATAACCAAATAATACGGCGTGTTGTTTAGGCAATAATCAATGAAGCACTTTTTAGCCCCCGTTAATGCCATGTAACCCATGCCCTGCCAGTAATACATATCATTAACTCCTTTGGCCTTTGCGCGGTTAAAGGTGTATATGTCCCACGCGCTTTTAGTGTCGCGAACAACCTCTGCTTTGTGAATATCCGAACCCTCGTACAAGTCTGGTGTACCCTTGATGTACTTGTTACTCAAATGCTCCTCGTTCTTTTTGAAGAATTTTTTTGTAATCAAGGAAACCACAGTAATAGAATCCTCTTCACAGTCGTTTCCCTTACTTAGTTGCTTGCCTTTTATTTCGGTGAACCTATTGTACTTGTTAGACACAAAAACGTCCACAAGGTGTGTTTTCGTAGTTTCGGAAATATTTTGCTTCTTGTCTTTTGGATCAACCATGAGGTATCCTAGCGCTGAGCAGCGGAATAAAATTTCGTTGGCGTTCATGGCTTAAGCTTTTTCGGTTAATTCAATTTTCCTTTTGTCGTAAGCGTCCCATTGCTCACGGCATTTAAAGTGCAGTTTTAACTTATCCAACTCATCTATTGTATCTGAGGCGTTAATTAAAAGAATAATCCGCTCTTGCTCTTTATAATCCTTTGGCTGATCCTTTAATTCAACGTATTCCACATCCTGAACCTCATCCTGAGTTTGGAAACCCATAGAAATCTCGGGCGCAAATTGGTTTACAAAGAAAGAAGCCGCTCGATATCTACGCATCAGGCCCGGCATTGTTTTCCACTTTGAACCTGATTTATCTATCCACCCTTCAGATTTTGCCATGTCCATAGACACCCATTCTCCATAAAGCTTTTCTTTAGTTGCTTTGTCGTAAACCCATGCGCGTGTCCTACCGCCATTTTGTTCGTCCTCTTCGTATCTCAGGGGACTGAATTTTCCGCAAGAGTTGATAGAGGCTATTAAAAATTTGCTGCTCCATGATGGCTTGCCTAGTATCACATCCAGATTTTGCATCACCATTAATGGACTGGCTTTAATTCGTCCGGCGATCTCTAGTGCAATTAGGCAATTTCCAGGATTGTTTTGGTACTTTTTAGGGACCAATTCAGATTTGCTTAGCATTAATGCTACTCGCTGCCCGTGTTCAAATAAATCCTTGTTTGCGAAGAGGTTTATCGAAGAAAGTTCGGTTTCCTCTGCGCGTTGTAATGATGTTTCGGTTGTTTCCATTTATATATTATTTAAGTGTTTGCCTTTCTTAACCCCTAAGGGTGCCGGTCTTTCCCGAGCTGCCAGCACCATTTCGTTGGTTGCTATCGTTCTTACTGTGGAAGACTACACGGGGGATATTGAAACTGGCATTCCCTTTAGCCATTGTGCATCGGGCAGGTCTCGAACCTACATGAGTTATGTCTGAATGTTAGCGGCCACCCTTGCGGGGATAGATGTTATTATTTTCATTCAGTTTCTAATTGAGTGAATCCTAGCTTTCCGGGTATTTACACCGCTTGTCTTACAGCTAGGCTTCTCCATTCACCCCTCTGCGCCATTCACGCATGCGTCTTCCCAATTTTCCGCCACCGATGCAATATTTTAAAGAACAATGGAGGGGGCTGCTGGTTTCTCTGGGGCTTACTTAAAGAGCCTTTCGTGTGCGTCAGCAACCCGGCCGATTAAGCGGCTTTTCCTCCACACATATTTCAAATAACTTTCACCACCTCTTTCTCCAAGTCCTCACCGAACCGGTCTAACCGCCAGAGCCTTTTTTGAAAGAACCTAACAGCGTTAAAATCTCCGATCCTTAGTGCTTTCTGCTCCAGCTTAAGAGTGCTCTTTATTTTGTCCGCCAAGAGCTGGCGAGGGGTCTTAGGCTTCTTCATAGGTGGTTACTTGTTTGTATTCTCTTGTTTCAACATGAACCGATACGCCGCTTTCCATATAAATGAACTTGTATTTGTGAGTGAAATTTCCCGGCCGCATAAGGTGTTGATTCATCTCGATACACGACTGCTCTAGGGTACCACGATCTACACCCGCAATAGTTACATTGACCGAGGTATTCCCGTCCACCAAAGCCCTGGCCGCCTCGGCCTTAGACCTTATCTTTGCTATCAGTTCTTCTACTTTCATGGCTTTAATCTTCTGTTTGTTCAAATTCAAGTAATTCCTTTGGGGTTCCGGTAAATATATCGTCAACCTTTATTTCTATTTTACCCCCTATTAACCTTACGTGGTAGTTATAACTTTGGAGATCTTCCGAGGTAGTTAAGTAAAGGCCGCCGATCCTAGTTTTGTTTTCCTTTACGTATTGAGCCGCCAAACACCCCATTCCGTTAGCGAACCCAGCCTCCATAGTTTCGTTATCGATTCCATTTATGATTTTTTTTGTAAGAAGCCAATTAGCTAAGTCGTGTCCAACTCCATCAATGTACCCATCGAATTGATGGTATACAGATAGTATAGGTTTCTCTTGATTAAATTCACTGTAAAAATGTACTGTTGCCCTTGTTCCCATTTGTGTTTTTATTTAAGTTTAAATTCCTAAATTCTGATCTTCGTTTAGCTCCTTTATCGTAGCCTCTATTTTCTTTCTGAAATGCGCCGACAGCTTTACTAGCCCGTAGATAAGAAAGCCTACCGCTAATATCTGCGCCCCTAACACTATGGATTCATAACTCGGTGCCATTACTCGGTAGCTTTTTTAATTGCGGCTTCAATTTTATTTAACGTATCTTCAGTAAGACCTTCTGTATCTGCCTCCGAAACCAATTTTACGCAAGCCTCCAAAAGATCATCGGCCGCGGCCATCTTCTTAGCAACTTTCTCGGCATCTTGATCGGTTATACCATGGGCGTAATCTGGATAAACCGACAAACAAAATTTGTTTGATACTATTGGTTCGCCTTTGCGATATTTGCCGGTTTCGTGCAGTATGTACACCAGTTTTCCGTCTCTTAACCACTGGTTTATCGGTTGGCTTGTTTCCATTTTTACTTGTGTTTTATGTGTTTAAGAGAATCAATTATTTTAATCCAAGCCTCATTATAATATCCAAGCGATCGGCAATCTTGTCCCTTTCTTTCTCGGCTGCTCCGTGCTTTCCGTTCTTATACAAGCCGCACATGTATTCTACATCTGAAATTAATTCTATGATGATTGGGTCTAATTCTTTTTCGTTTTCTGGCATTCTATTTCTTTTTTTAGTGAATCGTTTTCCGTTTGAAGTTTAATAATAACGCTGTGCTGCCTCAGTATCTCCCTGCTCTTGCTCTCGTCTATCTTGTGTAGCTCTCCAAAGCAATAGATCATTATTCCTATCAGGGTGAACCAGAACAAGGCCGCTACGGTTCCCATTATCTTTTCAAAGCTTCCCATACCTTTTATTTTACTACTTCAAAAACTTCCTCGTTCATTTCCTTTTTAAAATCCTGTTCGCAGTATCCAGAGCACACGTACCAAGTATCCTTGCCTTTTAGCGTCACCGCCTCCCCGGGCCTTATCCAGCACCCGCATTGGTTGCAGTGCCGCTCCTCCTCCTCGTATCTTAGCCCGTTAATGTGGCTCACTGCCTGTGATAGCTGGTATTCCATGGTGTTTTCCGAAAATTGGTTCCTCCGTTACCACAATCAGGCGGCAATTTTGTTGGGCTTTTCCCTCAGAGAAAGACCTTCAACAATCTGCCTTCTGAAGAGTTCTTTTACTTCTTTCTTGCTGTACAGCATCACTCTTTTGTTTATAACGCACCTGGTTAAGAGTGCCCTGTCAACTAGCCACTTTAGCCTCTCAGGCTTCTTGTGCTTGTGCCTTGCGGGGTCGTACAGCTTGAGCATAATTAAAGCCTCCTCGGTGGTTATGTAGTCCTCGTGGCTCATTACTTTTTATCGTAGTACTTTTGGATTTTGCTAACACTGTCCTCGGTGGCCCGGCCCAGATTAAAGGCCCTGATAACGGTAAGTCGGCATAACCCGTATTTCTTATGTATTTTGGTAGCATCTCCGTGCTTCCATTTCAGCTTCCAGCTATTGATTTGGCGTTTTGGTATTTTCATGGTTTATCGTATATTTGTTTTGTTAGTAACAGATACAAATCTATGAATGAATTTGTTTATTATAAACTAAACAATTCACAACTTATTAACACTGTTGTTAATTTACAGTAAACCAATTAATTAAAAAAATAAATGGAACCGATTATTTTAAAGTTTGCTTTGTTTTCCAGCCACTCTTCGGACGGAGCGGCAACTAGTATATGGGATTACCGGGCATTAAAAAGCGCCCTTCATAAAAATTATAAGATCGTGATTGGTGGAACCATTGAAGCTACTAATGGAGATAAGTTTGTAATAACGGATATTCAGTTTGAAGTACTGCCTAATACAGAGGATAATGAATACGGGGTAGACCTTTCTCAGAGAGGCGAATCCGGAAAGAACAATTCGATTTTAAATGTATTTGTTAAACAGGCTTAATGCTGCACACAGCTTCAATTAAAAAATCCGTGAAATCTTTTCTCAAATACACTTTATCTGAAGACAGGTCAAGGCCAGTAGATGGAGTTTCTTTGCCGAAATTTAATACTAGCCCGGATTGTGTTTTTCTTTTTTCTGAAAGAAAAGACTGTAGTTCTTCCAGTCCATTTTTATTTAAAGAAGTTCGTTTACCATTCATAAGACAAATATAATCAAATTCGACTATGAGAGGAGAGGAACTGAGGGAAATAATTAAGGGTAAGAACGTTAGATTAGTGGATGTTGCTAATCATTTAGGTATCTCGCCCCAGCATCTTGAATCTAAATTCAGGGCGAAAGACCTATCCTACAGCTTCGTTATTAAAACGCTAGCATTTATTGGGGCCACCGCGCCAGGCAGCTCCTTGTCAACGAAACCACTACAAGAAATTAATAATGTAGAAAATGATGTAAATACAAAAAATATATACGAACTTCGCAAAAAAATAGACGAACAGCGTGAATTGATAGATAATCTACGGGAGCTAAAGGACGTTTACAAGGAAAAAACAAGCGATCTGGAAGAAGAGGTAGATGAACTGTTAGCTATTCTAAAACGAAATGGGTATGACGGAAAAGTGCAAAAGCTGCCAAGCCACAAAGGTGCTGGAGCAGATAAACGCCGTAAAAAAAGAACTTCTAAAGGAGAAGGACAAAAAGATCAAGAGACTTGAGGAGCGGCTTGCTCAATACGAGCAGCTAAAGCTATTCGACGACATACATTTAAATTAAATAAAAATGGCCACACCAAAATGTCCCAAATGCGAATCTGTTTTTTTTGAGATAAAAACAGCGAGCCCAAAAAATTCAAATTATAAAATTCAATTCGTTAATTGCTCCAGTTGCGGATGTGTAGTTGGTGCGCTAGAGTTCTATAACACAGGGGCGCTTTTGCACACCCTAGCTAAGCAACTAGGAGTTAAAATTTAGCAATATGTGCGCCAGGCCTAGTAGAACCACCTCTAATAGCAACGCAACTTTTTAACTCCCGCTCCCGCCTCCTTTCGGAAGGGGTTAGTTTCTTTTGGGGCTTTGCTTGTCTCTTTTTCATTGGCGTAAATGTACAAAAAAGTTGGTAATAACAACAAATATGTTTTAAAATGGCAGATTACAGAATAAATAAAAGGATAAAGGAGCTTATAAAAAGGAAGGGCATCTCCGCCAATAAATTCGCCATAGATTTAGGCATGGAGCAAACCCAGCGGATCTACAATATTTTGGGGGAGAAAACAGGGGTTTCCGTAGATATTTTACAGGCGATCCTAAAGAAATATAAGGATGTCAATGCCAGGGCGCTTATTCTTGGAGGAGGGGACATAGAATCCCCAGAAAGCCAAAGTGAGGTTAGCCTATTGAGAGAGAATATCCGGGCCAAGGATGATCTTATAGTGTCTCTTAGGGCACAAATAGAACTGTTAAAAAAGGGAAGGAAATAACGAATAAAACCAAACATTATGGAATTTGAACAAAATGATATTTTAGCTAATTATGCAGTAGTTGACTATAAGTATTTTTCGATTAAACAGGGTATAAAGGCTTGGGACAGCCACTATTATGATTTCGCCCATATCATAACCCCCTTACGTGTAGCTATTAATCACACAATAAATATAAGCCAGAGTCTACAGCCGCGCTGCTACATAAAAATAAAAGCAATTATTACTGTAAACAAAAAAACCGGGCAGCTCCTCCAGGACGAAAAACTGTTTCTTTTAAAATGCGTTATAAATACTTCAATTATTGAATTGGAGAAGCGAATTTTATCAGATTCGGGCTTAAGTTTGGCGCTTCGGTCTTTGTCTGATGAAGAAATTCTTCGTGGGGTAGTGGATAATATAGGTGGCCTGAACTAGCCTCGTATACCTCTTTCTTGCCGAATTTCTCCACTTCTAAAACATCTTCGCGGTCATTTAATTCCTCTATTTGCATTACCACAAATATAGCGCTAATTACCCTAAAAATAAATATTTGGTTTGCGTTCAAAAAAAGCCTACATTTACTATACTATGAAACACACCCTGTTCCTCTTAGCCCTGGCCCTGGTGGCCTGCCAAAAGACCTCCCCTCCACCCTCTCAAAGCTCTAATAGCACCACGCCGCCCCCTAGCACCATAAAAGGGGAGTTCCATGTCGGAAATTACACCCAGTTCAACTATAACGATACCGTTGGGCATAACCAGAGATCTCATTGTTCATTTTTTTTAGGTGGATACGGACTAATTGGAACGACACTAGTTTTGGTAAATGGTGATTCTGCTAGTTACGAAGTTCCTACTCCAGGATATCCAGTAACGTATAATATACAGGGATTCTTGCCAATGTCTGGATCGCCATCTTGGAAAGTTTTGGGAGATGCAACGAAAGGTATATCTTCTGGTACATACACGGCAAACCCTATTCCGGAAATTGTCAAAATAATTTCCCCCGATACTGCACATAAGGGACATGACTACTCGTTTAACTATACGACACCCTATTCTGATTCTATATTTATACAGACCTATTACGGATTCTCAAACAATTACTTTAATACAGTTTCATACGGAGTGCCCAATATCCCATCTATGCTTACAATTCCATCGGCACACTTGGCAAATTGCTCTGGAACTGTTATTATTACCTCTGTTAATTATAGCACCAAAATAGTTAACGGAACAACATATTTATTTAAAAGTTATCAAATAGCAGAACATAAAATTATAGTGGCAAATTAATACAAATTTTTTATGAAAAAATACGGTTTATCACTTGTACTTGTTTCAGTTATCTTGACTTCCTGCTCCATTCAAAAGAGGCATTACTTTCGTGGATTTTATGTTCAAAAGCACAATTCGACTACTAAAACAAAACAAGCCCCAGATTCACGGCCAACATATTATACGGAGGAGCCAATGGTGGTTGCCGCATCAACGGCTGGGTCAAATAGAGATGGCGACTACATCTTAACAAAAGAATACTTGACCGTTGAAAATAGAGTAGATAATTTTGTAATCGAGGATTGCGACATAATAATTCTTAAGAATGGAGACGAGATAAAGGGGAAGGTAACAGAAATAACGCTAACAGAAGTTAAGTACAAAAAATGCGAAAATCAATCAGGCCCCACTATTAGTATATCAAAAAAAGAAGTTTTTATGATCCGGTACCCTAATGGGACTAAAGATATAATCAATACGATTCCTGTTAAAGAACCTAAAACAGAAATTTCACACCAAGACAGCCCATCGGGAGCAAAGAAAATGAATGGATTAGCTGTTGCCGCCTTTGTATTGGCCTTATTTTCATCAATAGGGGCCGTTTATTTTGGAATTGGAATTGCGACGGGTATTCTTTCAGTAGTGTTCGCGTCAATTGCGCTTTATAGCATAAATAGAAACAAAGAAGCGTATAGGGGTAAGGGGCTCGCAATTGCGGCATTGATTTTGGGTCTTTTAATGTCCTTGGGCTGGGCAGCGCTATTCTATGCCACCCTGTAAACCGGCAATCGGAAATAATCCGGAAAAGGAAATGATACGCGCTCCAGACAATGGAGGGCTATTTTCCTTTTAAATTAATTTTGTTTTCGTAATTCTTTGTGCTATATTTGTAATGACACAATTTCTTATTACAAATGGGGTATCAAAAAAATTTAAAGAAACGGCCAGGCGTACGGGTGCAAGTCCCGAATTTTCGTTATGCCCAGCATAAGGATTGTGTCAGCGACCTGGCCTATTTTTTAACCAACACTCCCCAAAATGACACAATCCTGGGACACCAACTCGCCGAATGGCGAAAACTCACGCATCTCACTCTTGCAGGAGATGAACCAAGTGAAAAAGCAACTCATCGAAGTTCAAAAGCAAACCATCAAAGAGCTCAAGGAGGAGCTCGAGCGGATCAGGAACGACAAGTACCGCATCCACTTCAACTGAAAGAAAAGCCCCGGTGAGGGGCTTTTCTTTTTGGTACTTTTTTCGTACTTTTGTTATATGTTAAACAAGGAGTTCGATAAATTCAAGGAGATTCAAGGAACGCTACTAAAAGACAACCCTACCGGCGGCTTTGTCGTTATTAAGGGCGACGAAGTGCTTGGAGTTTGGAATGACCGTGGAGATGCCCTAAAAGCAGGCGTAGAAACTTACGGGAACGTGCCTTTTCTTGTGAGAAACATACAGGAAGATTTAGATGACCCCGCTAATATAATAAACTTTAGCAGGCACATACAGTTTGCATAATGCCGATACAGCAGTTTATTTCTCCAAACTTAATTTTCCATGGCCCGACCATAGAATTACTAATTCTGCCCCCAAAATCCGTTGTGGAGGCTCTGCACAAACAAGGCAAAAAAATACCCCAGAAAAAGGTCTTGGCCTTAATTGATACTGGCGCAACGTGTACTTGCATTGATAGTTCTGTGGCAAAGGAATTGGAGTTGGTGTCATTTGACGCCAAAAAAGTTCAAACTGCTGGAGGAGAAGATTTACAGGCGGCTTATGATGTTAGCGTTGTTTTGCCTTTAGCAAAGCACATGGGGATCCAGGTACAAGTACTTGAGGCAAAGCTAACGAACCAACCCTACTCTGCATTATTGGGTAGAGACATTCTGAGGGAATGCACCCTTATCTACAACGGCTGGAATAACTCATACCAGCTTCACCTATAGACTATATGAAATTATAAGCGAATTGAAAAACAAATTCGATTTTTTGGCTAATCACGTAAAGGCGGTAAATAACACCGTGCTGAGCGTATTTGAGCAGGTTTCAAGCCACCTAAACGTAATTGAGAAAAAGATCAACGTCCTTGATGCAAAAATAAATGCTCTAGAAGGCAATACCACGACCGGCTTCGGCAAGGTTGACTTTAAATTAGACGACCTAAAGTCAGAAATTCAAAAGATCAACACGGTCACCAGCTACAGCGACATCTTCCATAACCAACAGCCGTTCTCTTCGCCACAAAAAGGAGACGCGTAAGGCTACCTACTAAAGAACGGATGCTCCGCAGCCTTCCTGGCGTTGTCCATTTTATCAACCTTAAGGTACTTTTGCAAGCTAGTTAAACTTCTCCACCCTCCCATTAGCTGGATCTGTTTTATATCAAACCCGTTGTGCCAAAGATTCGTAGCCATCGAGCGCCTAGCGGTGTGCGTCGTGATCAACTTGTACTTAGGCACCTGCTTTTTCTCCAGTTTTCCTTTCCTCTGCTCGGTTAGGGTAATCAGTTCTGTTAGCCCGGCTCTCCTACCCACTTCCTTAATTTTGTAGTTGCTATCCTGGTTGCTGCTGTGTGGGAATTTGAAATTGTACTTTTTCAGTATATCATAAGTCCTTGGCAGCAGCGGAATGATTACCCTATCCTTAGTCTTGCTGGGAATGGTGCTCAAATACCATTTGCCTTTTTCTTTAACTAAATCTCTCTCGTCAATAGTGATGCTATCTGTGAACCTCAGTAAGAAATTATAGGCCACGTACCACCGGTCTCTCTCGGCTTCCTGGGCCCTTGGTAAAACACAAGAGAACATCTGCTCGATCTCCTGTTCCGATAAGGCTATTCCATAAGACTCCTGGCTCCTTGTGGCGAACTCTTCGTAAGCGAAGTTATCATGCAGCCCCTTTCTCCTTGCCGTCCTCATAAGGCGCTTTAAGGCCTTTACCACCCTGCCCAGGGAGTTCTCGTTGTAGTTCCTCTCATTTCTAAGGTAGTTTACAAACCCGTGGTAAAACTCCTCGTTTACGTCCTTAAAATCTTCATTGGTGATGTACTCCTGTATTCGGGCTATAGAGTGTTTTATCGACTTTATAAAATGAGGGGAATAAGGCTGCCCCGCGCTGGAAACTGTTCTCCCAGAATCCAGGTACTGAAGCTGCATCTGCAAAAACTCCCTTAGGTTTGGCTTTATCACTACCACCTCGTCCTTCCCGTTTATAAGCTCGTCTAAACTCATACCCGGATTTTTCAGGTATCTCGATTCGTACTCGAGGCAAAGCTTCTTTAAATGCGAGTTAAGGTACTCGTGCGCAGCGTAAGATTTGTGCACGGCGCCATTAGCCCAAAACTCGGGCCTTATCCGATGCTCGGTTTTCACCACCCTTTTCTTGCCGTCCTTATAAAAGTAAATGCTAATCGTGTAAAGCCCATCAGACAAGGGCTTGGTTTTGTCAATAATTGGCCGGATCGTCATGCTATCAAGTCGGAATTAATTCGGAAAACGAAGGTACCAATTGGTTTCAACAAGTGGCAAAAAGTGGCAACTATTATGTTAAATGGTGGTACGGAAATTTGTAATATATTGAAATACAGGCAGTTGTCTGCATTCCCTCCGTTACCACTAAAAATCCTTGTAATCAGCCTTTAAACCAGCTAGTTACGAGGATTTTCAATTTTTGCTCGGAAATAATTCGGATTGAGGTTTGGGGGATTTGGTAATCAAGGGCTTATTTTGCCCAATATATAGTGCCAGAAGGCGGTAAGCAGCGGGGTGCCTATAACCACGCCCCCAGCAATTTTGTTCTTTAGTTTCTCGTCTTTTTCCTTATACGTTTTAAGACCCTTAACATCTTTCTCCATCTCGTTTACTTTATGCACAAGACCCTTGCTCTCCAGGCTGCCGGCCAGGAGTTCGTGGATTTTGTCAAGTTTTTTTTCCTGATCTGGAGTCATGGTTATTAAAGAGTCCACTTCGTGTAAGTTCCTGTAACGCCTCCGGATAGGGTTACTTTTACCCAGTAACCAGCTGGAACGGCAATTGCGCCACTATCCATGTCGGAAGTTATAAGAGAAACAGAAATTAAAAGCCTGGTTGTTGAAACGGTTGTGTATGTGCCTCCCTGTGTGGCGCTCATAGATACAACTACTGTACCGGTTACCCCCACTATTCCGCTTAAGGTGGATTGAACACTTAAAAAGCACGAGCCGCTAGAATTAGGCTGAAATGCGGTTCCTGAAGTAAAGCTATTTCCCGCACTGGGTGCGCTTATAACTAATGAGCCGCCAGCAGTCGCTATACCCTTTGAATTATAGGTTGCCGAGTTATAAGTTCCGGCACTTATGCCAGACGTGTTTAAATTAGCGGTAAATGTACCCGAGGTGGTTATAGGTGACCCCGAAACTGAAAAATCGGTAGACGCTAGGCCCACAGAAGTAACGCTTCCGGTTCCTCCTGTATACTGGGGGATGTTAAGCACGCCCGTCGAACTATTATAAGTAGCTGCCCCGGTTGTTCCAGTGGTTGTTAGGCTAATGGCAGATCTTGCACGACTGTTGGTAAAGTATTGATTCGTGCCTTCTCCTATATCAGAAGTTACTAATGCCCATGTTCTATTCGTGGATAAATCCTGTGTAGTTCCGTTAATTGTTAGAGACCTGGACGTGGGAATAATAGTAGGCTTGTTCTTTAACATAGTATAATCTACGCCTTTTGCAAGTGAATCGATGTGACTCCTGAACAAAGTGCCATCACTTCCGCCCCACAATACGTTATTTGGAACCCCGTAGGTATTTAGGCTATTGGCCGATTTAAGGACTGTGGTGTCTTGAAAGAATTGAATCTTTCCACTTCGAAAAATCCTGTACGAAGAGTTATACACCCCATTAGAGTTCAAATCATACATGAAATCGTAGATTTGCCCATCAGAAAAAGCCTGCCAGTTGTAAATCGGCTGCGCGAAAGAGTTAATTGATAAAATAAGTGCGAATAAAAATAGTTTAGATGTTTGCATTTAGATAGTTTTTAATTATTGTTGAACCTTGATCGTTGACGTGCACTATCCCATCCTGTAGCAGGGACGCGCCGCCATTATTTTGCATGTAAGTAAACAGATTCAAAACCCTAACCCCTGTATTTGCGGCTATGGTGATGGTCTGGTTAACATAAGTCATGTATTGAGCTACTGTAAAAAAAGCGTTGTCCAAACAGAAGAACCCGGTTATTAGGATTACTGTGTAAGATTTAGCAAGCGCATTGTTTATACAGGTCGTATAGTCTGTAGTGAATTGAGCTAAGCTCGGGCTTTTCCAGCAGTCGTTTATCCCCCAACCCATAAAGAGGATGTTGTTGTTCGCTGGCTTTGTCGGAATTGAAGACGGATTAAAGGGGTTATCGGTTCCGGTAGTGACGGTTTGCCCACCTACTCCGTTGTTTGTAGGCGTCCAGTATCTTGCCGAGCACAGTTGAGATACCCAGCAAATACCAGGAGAAGAGGCGTTTTGTCCTGCGGTAAGGCTATCTCCAAAAAACAACGGATTGGTAACCCCGGGCGCGGTAAGGCTATTTGTTTTGGTTTCCACCATTAAATAGGCTTGAAGTATAAATTAACAGAAAGGATTGCGTTCGTTGGATTTGTGGCCCAAGCAGGCGTAGTCCATTTAATTTCCCACTTATCGCCTGCGGCAAACACAGCGTTTAGCCCCGTAATGTTGTAAAAATTCAGCACGTTGTTCTGGAACTGAACTACAGAACTTAATGTGATATCTGTTGTATTATTAATTCTAACTGCTAGCGTGCTGTTTTCCTGAGTGACCCCTGCCGTGGTGGCATTAGATGTTATACTTGCCCCGACTAAAACGCAGTTAAATGGCATGGATGTTTGCCTAAATAAGGGGGTTGTTATAAGGGATGTGGTTTGGTATAAATTACCAAAATAATAAATCGTTGAATCAGCTGGTGAAGACGTGGGGATAGTTGAGTTTATGCAAAATACCCCGTTTGAAGTGTCTGATACTTGCATTTTACTTGTATGTTATGTTAAACCAGCAGTCCGCACTACCGATTGTTTTAGTAGGTCCAGTTGAGCTATTACAGATCGTAATTCCAGTAGAAAAGAATACCCCGTTCTGGCCAATGTTTACGTAAAAGTTGCTTAGCGCCCTTGCTATAAAAGTTATGACAGGAACTGCCGCATCTGCCGGTACCGTGGTGGTGTTGTGAACCTGAATCCACTGATCTGTAGTTTTTGAATTGTAGCCCGTAATTCCATATAGATTTCCCGCACTTGCTTTTGCTATCCTGGATGCTTCATAAGCCGTTGAACTGGCCATCGAATAACTATAGGTAGCGGTAGCGTCAAGCGTTTGAAGCGCCGTAACCAAATTCGTTGTTCCGGGCGTAGTTTGATCTATACCAACTTTTCCGATAATTGATGTGCCCGCACCTAATGTTATCTGTGAAGGAGGAGAATACGGGTCTAAATCTGCAATTGGAGGAGCGGCAATAGTTGTCGCAGTAGTTTCGTTGAAGTAAACGGTTGAAGACACTACGCCTGTTGAAGCAATAATTATGTCAACCCTAACTATAAAATCTCCGTTAGAGTACCCGGTTCCGGCCTTATTGGCCTTGTAGGTAACCTGCCGAAGCTCATAATCAACGCCCCCTATAGCTCCTATAGACGCAAGTATGCCAGCGGTATCGGTTCTCATCAAACCGAGTATCTGTAATATCTGGCCGTCGGTATTATTGCCTTTGTTGCTCATGAAATAAGATTAAAAAAAGAGGGAGGTTTTTAGTCTCCCTCTCTTAGGTTAAGCGAACCAGGTTGTGTTAGTACCAGCGATCCATTGACCAATAACAGGTACGGCAGCAGAACCGCCATTGTTCAGGTAACGGATAGAAGGTATGATAATGGAGTTGGCAACGAACTTTAGCGGAGTTGTGCCCACCGAGTAGATAGGATAAGTTACCCCATTTACAATACAGGTTACTGTGCCATCCATCGCCACTTTAAGGATACAGTCGTTCCAGGTAGCGTTCGCAATAGCAGTAGTGCTTGCGGTTAACACCTCCGAGATACCAGTTAATTTACCTTCAGTGGTAATCGCTCCGGCAGGGGTTCCGGCGCCATCAAATTTAATGTATGCGTAGAAATCGTAGTTTGTGATGGTTTTTTGGAACGCCTCTTTTTTACGGAAGCCGATGTTCAAAATGCCATTAGCCACGGTTGTTTCGATGAACTTACAGTAAATCATAGCCTCAGATGAGCCTACAACGAACTCTTTGGGAGCCACCGTAGATAACGAAGGGGTGATCTCATCACCTTCTGCATTGGTAACATCCAGCTCAATGTTGTACCCCGTGTTTGTTGGAGTGGGAACAATTATCGTAGATGTGTTAATGATGAACTCGTTGTACTGGCCATAAGACGTAGCTATTTTGTTGGTTGCGCCATCGGTGCCCGAAGGAACCGCGCCGGCAGCACCTTGGAATAAGCCCACGTCATCCCAAAATTCCTGGATGGTCTTCGCGTACTGGTTGCTTTCTGCAATGATCTTGTGGAAAGCTTTTTCGAAGTCCAAGAAACCTTGTAAGTTGGCAGTAGAGGTTCCGGTACCGTTATCTACATAAATAAACGTTTGGGCCTCCTGGAAGCCGATACGGGCAAGGTTTTGGCCGGCAATTTCCGCATGACGGTACCAGTTGATGATAAACAAATCATAGTTCTGGCCCGATACAGCATAAGTACCATCGGTTGCGATAGGAGGGGGCGGGTTGTACATTGCCTGCCCGGCAGTCATACCACTCATGATGCGGCCGTACATGGCATCAACAACGGGAACGTCTGCCAGAAGTGTAGCGCCTACACCAACCGAGTAAACGGCGGGAGTAGTTAACACGCGGTAGCCAGTTGAGCCTGCTGCCACATAATTTGTGTCGGGAAAGCCCAGGCCGTTTACATCGAGAGCAAGTTCAATTTGGTTTGCACCATAAAAAGTAAAGCCACCCTGAGTGCGAGGTCCGTAGTATGGGCCAACGTCTGTTAAAGTGAAGCCTGTGCCAGTACCTAAAGTGGCGGCAGTAATATAAGCAGAGAACCCGGCGTTAATTGCGGCAACGAGAGCTACGTGAATGGCTTCTCGCTGTAACGCGGCTGTTGCACCCAAGGTAGTTAGGTCTGCTGGTGTAGTGTAAGAAAAAGGAAGCGGTTTCTGCGAAACGCTGGCGAACCTGCGCTGCGGAGAGAAAATTTTAACGATATAAGTCGTGTTAGCCGTAGGCGTGTACGAGTTATTGGCTATCGTTACAACTTGCTTTACTTCCGGCTTATATTTAATATGACGGATAGACTTGATTCCGATTTTACGGAATCCTGCACCTGCGATGGAGTAAGCGCCATCGGTGTACTGTATGTTACCTCTCCCGGAGGACTTTAACAGTACGGATTTCTGATTGGGATTCATTAATTTAGTTTTGAGGGGTTAGTAATGAGGCAAAATTACAAACTATTTTGTAACTTTTAGAAAAAAGTAAAATTATTTTACTGATATTTAATAAGTTAGTAATTTTAATAACAAGAAAGTTTGTAATTCCTTACTTTTACGATATGACAGTAGAGGAGTTTAAAAAAATAAAGCCCGAGTTCGCATCGTTAGAAGGGAATGACCTGTGGGGCGCAATGGAAGATTACATGATTTCGCAAAAAAGGGCGGATGAAATATTAAAGCAAATTCAACCTATTTGGAAAACTCACACTGTTAGGTGGCTTTTTTATAGAAGATTGGAACATGTATTTATTACTCCAAATACAAAATACCATTCACCAGAAGTGTGTAAAAACTGTAAAAACGGCTGTACGACTTACGCAGTGTTTATGGATTTTCAAAATAAAACACACGCATGCTATTGCTTAAGTTGCAGTAAGGAGCTAGTTAAAGTAAAAAACACTACGTGGCAGCGAAAAATATACTTGGCCTACAGTTTTATATCGTCTTATTTTTGGCTTTTTCTTGATAAAATTAAGCTTGTTCGCAGCTCCATACATGGCAGGTACGAGATGTTTGGTGACGAATACAGGTATGTGAGACGCCTTGTTTTCGATAAAGATTTCAACGTCAAAAAAACAGAGTTAAGGCCTCGTAAGTGGTGGGAATATATTATAATTGAAAAACCTCACCACAACTTTTAGTCATAATGATCGAAGAGCAAGTTAAACTAGAATCAACAGGCAAAAGAGATCGAAACAACAATGAAATTTTTGTGTCGGACTTATGTATTCGATGGTGGGGATATTTTACATATAAGGGCGAAATTAAACATATCTATAAAATTCATTCCATAAAAAAAGTATATGAAAGTAATGGTGGATTTCGATATAATACCGGGGATAGTTACAACAGGTGGCTTGGACACCACGTGGAAAAAATATCCGTCGAATATTTCAAAAAAATGGAGATTCCAGAAGAAACAAGTTTTTTCTTTGATGAAAATTCGACTCCTACTCTATTGACCTTTCAACTGCGTTTTGGTCTTACAGATGAACAATGGCAAACTGAAGTAGAAAGGCGTAACGAGATAGAGCGTAAATTCTGGTTCCGTTAATCCTGTTCGCTCTGCTGCTGTAAAAGCTGCGACTTGTTGAACTCGCTTATGCTTAACTCCATTGTTTCTGCCGCTTTCTTAACTATATCCGCCTGAATATTAACCGGCATGTCGCAGTTAACTATAACCGAAGTGGGGATTACTATCCCATCAGTTAATGTAGTAACAAGTCCCGTGGTAAATATAGCTCCTGAAGGATAAGAAGTTCCGTTGTAAACGCAGTCCTCGTAAACTATATACTGCGTGTTGGTTTGCAGAACGCCCGTATCATTCACCTTGTCGCTTTCCTGGCCCATAGTAACGATAGCCGGGTACTTCATATAGGAGAAAGATCCAGCTTGTAGTGTAGTGCCCCCGTGCAGAATCCTGAAGGCAGTATCGGTCTCGACGTAGTAAAACTTGGTCTTGCTGGGTTTTCTGAAAGCGTCTTTTAACAAGGGCCCTTCCTGCCGGTATTCACAAGGCAGAGGGTAAGTTGTGTATCCATCTACGGTAACCAGCAACCTTCCAAAATATCTATAATCTGCCGGGTAAGGCAAGTTGTTTCCCGATGGAACTAAAGGAGCATTATCTACCACTAAAGTATATAGGTCTCGCATAACCTGCTCCGTACTTTGAAAGTCGTACATCCTCGCCTGTTTGATGTTTGAGGTACGGTCCCGGAAATCGTCGGTAATGGCATTGTTCATGTGCTGGCAGTAAACGGCATCGGTGAATCGGGCCGACTTTGTGCGATCCAAAAAGCTGTCTATTGCGTCTCGCATCTCAATAATATTCATTGGAGGGGTTTTACAAGATTATTTTAATAATTAACAAGTTACAAACTTTTTTGTATTATAAATTCTAATAACTACCTTTGTACAAATGCTTGAACGCCTGAAAGTTGATATCGCAGAGCTGGTAAAACTATTCGATAAGCCTTTCGTTCGTATCAAGTACGGGTTGTCCTAGTCCCTCCTGAGGGCGGCTAGTTCTAATTGGGCGGCTACCTAAATGCCGCCCTACTCTTCTCCGGAAACGTATTCATTGTCAATCAAATTTTTGTAGGGTATAATTTTTGAGAACTTAGTTCCTTCCTTAGCATCAAACGCGCTGGCAAAAGCCTTGTAAAAGTCATTGGCTGCCTTTAAACCTGGCGCGGGCGTACTTAGCATGTATTTCAGAGCCGAGGGGTCAAACACAAATAATAAGTTTTGGGTGGCATCAGCCAGATCATTTCCTTTTTTCCGCTTCTTTTCGTCATCATCTCCAGAAAGTGATGCGGCCAATACTACTGCGGTTACCATAGCCCCTCTTAAATTTTGCCTCATGCGCTTGTAAACGTATTCTTCCGAAGTAAACATTTTTCGACTCTTTACGGCTGTGTACAACTCCTTAAAAGACTGCCCGGCAAAAGCCCGATAGCTTCCGTAATGAACTTCCCCGTCTGCCGTGTAGTACTTTTCTCCAAAACGCTCTTTCCACCAATCGGGAACCCAGGTTCTGAACTGGCCAACAAACCTACCAAGCTCCCATAGTTCAAAGTTCCTTCGATCCTTTTCAGAATACTTACCTTGAATGTCGCTAACCTTTTTACGATACTGCTTCATACGAGTCTCAAAGGCTTCCTTATCTTCTCCCGTGTAGTTTCCTTCGGCATCAATTTTAGCGTAGTCCTCGTTGGATATTTGGCCCAAAAACATAGTTCCCTGAACGTAAAATTCCCCCATTTTCGTTAACATGGTAGCCATTCCGTCCCACAACTTGCCAACATAGGGTTTTAAATCCGTGGTGTTTTCTGTTTGAACTATGTTGTACTTATTAAGAATATTCCTTGCCTTTGAACTGATAAAATACTTACCGGTCTTGTTATTTAATTTAAAGAACCTTTTCTCGCCGCGCCCAATAGCTTTTAATCCTAACTCCCTCCAGGCGTTGTATTTCCCCATTACCGCGTTCCACAACCCAGCTTTTAGGTTAAACGTCATTGAGATCATAGAGGTAAGGTGCCTAAGAAAACGCATGGGGATATCTATCTCGGGAAGTAAAGTTTTTTTCTCCCTGAAAATATGCTTGTCCCTCCAAAGCTGGATAAACTTAGTTACGTTGGGCTTAACCTCTTTGTCGCCAAATTTGTTTGCGTTGTAGTACTCAACTGAATAAACGTATGGTAAAACAGGATTAACGTTCTTTGAAAAGCTCATCTCGTTTATGTACTGAAGCATGGCCCCATGGAAATCCTTTGAGTACTTGCCTTCAAGCGGAGAGCCGAATTTGTTTACTATCTGTCCCTGTTGGTTTATGGTGTACGTCCTGTAAAAGCTTTCGGGCAATTTGCTGCCGTCCTCGTTTATTTTCTTAGCTAGTAGCTTTTGAGCCTTTATAGCGTAATACAACGACTTAGACCCCGCAATTACTTTGCTTATAATTCCCTTCTTGGCCTGTTCTTGCAGATCCAAATTTATCTCGTTTAGGGTTTTGAGGTGTTGCTTTCCCGTACCCTCGTAGTACATTTTAATTTCACCCGTCTTTGAGTTGGGGCTTAACCACTGTTGTATGGCGGCTATAACCCCACTATCCCCAAGGGTTTCCCGGAAATTCCTGCCTGTTTTAACAAGTGCGTTATCCTCTAAGGAGTTGGCGAATTTTGATTGCTCGCCCTTAAATGAATCCCGTATTTGCCTGTACTTTTCAAGGTACTTTATTTTAGCGTCGCTAAGACCTTTACTTCGCGCTTTTTCGGTAGTTAAAAGTTCTCCTCCATCATCCATCCAGCCAAAGTACTTAGCGTTGTTTGGGGACAAAAAATCTTTAACCTTATCGGAAACACCCTCTTTTTTCTTTTCTTCTTTAATTACTTCCTTGGCAAGATTAGTTATTTCTGCGTTCAGTTTTTCCCTTTCAGAAACGTATCCTTCGTACGCGTTATCCCAAATTTTAGAAAGTTGTTGTAGCTCGGGGAAATACTCCTGGATGTGAGAAAGAGACTTAAATAAAACCCCTCTGGCGTTAAGGTCTCTGAACTTGTGCTGCCCGATCTCAACACCTTTTGATTCAAGTAGCCTGTTTTGCTTCTCAACGAGTGCCTTTGCAATCCTGTACATTATATCCTTGAAATACGACGATTGAGCCGTGTCGTCAAACTGCATAATGTACGAGTACATCTCTAAAAGCTCGTCCTCTGACAGTTCGTAAAAATCCCTGTCTTCGTCCAGCATCTTTTTGATGTTGGTAACAGAATCCTTGTACTCCTCGTAAGCATCATCTATAACCTTCATCTGATCAACCAATGATTCCAGTTGAGATTTCATGTTGGGCTTTTCTTCGTTAGAAGCCTCTAATATTTTCTCCTCTAAATCTCGTTTCCTGGCTTCTAGTTCCTTTGTGCTTAATCCGTACTGGCGCTTTGAAAAATAACTCTTTGGCAAAACTTTGGCCTTACCGAAGTACTTTTTTTCCTCCTTTATTTTTTGTAGCGAAGTAGTTTCGGGTTGCTTTTCTTTTTTATAAACATCTCCTAATAAAACCTTTTTAGCAAGCGTCTTAGCAATATTCCTATTAAATCCGAAAACCGCTTTTATCCGATCAAAAATGTAGTCAAGTAGCTGTTTAAATTTAGATGTCTCCGAGGCTTTTTTGAATATACCTGCACCTTCCCTGCCTATAGCCTCGGCGAGTACTTCTTTAGCAAGCATATCGGGACTTAACTCTGGATACCTTTCTTGCGTTTCGTTCCAGAGTCCAGTGTTCCTTAATTGATCTACAGCCTTTTTTATAACTTTGTTTTCAAGGCCACCGATAGAATCTATAAAGATGTGCCCCGCCTCGTGTATAGGCGTATCGATTCCTGCGTAAAATGGGTTTATTTTGATCTGATTGCCCTTTGCCGATCCTGCGGCTTTTAAATTTTCGTCGTATTCTATACTTAGCTTAGGATTAGCTTTTTTTAAGTATTTCACAACCTCATTAACGCTTTCTGGATTTGCCTTTTCACGAGTTTCTTTTTGTGGCTTTTGAAGTTTAGGCTCATCACCCTTTGGTTCATCGCCTTTTATTTTCTCTTTAGCCTTTGAAGCCACTTTCTTTTTAGTAGGCTTATCTACTACAGGAGTTTCAACGGGGCCTTTAGGTTCAACCGGCTTAGCGCCCTCCTCGCCCCTAACTACGCCTTTGATAATATTAGCAGTTTCTTTAGCCCTTTTTAGGGGGCTTGTTATAATATCCGTTACTCCTTTTGCCTTTAGCTTTTCCCCTAATTCAACGGCGGTCTGTTCCCCGCTTTGATTCAAAGAAACTTGTCTACTCCTGAATTTGCTTTGGCCGGGAGGCCCGTTCTCGGTAGTTTCACCGTGCCTTACAAGGTACACTTTCCCATTATCTGAAGTGTGCTCATAGACTTCATCCTTCCCAACCTTGTCTTCGGCAAGTTTTTTAAAGTCCAGCTCATTAAGGTTTTCGGGCCTCCCCTGTTTTTCCCATTGGTTTATGAGTGAAATAACCTGGCTGTGCGTAACGATAACCGATTTATCCTTGGCCTTTTTAAGCCAGTTTTTATACGCGCCGATAGTTCTTTGAGCAAAATCTATGTACTTCTCCCCATGCTTCCACGAGGTGTGTGGATTGCGAATAGATTTTTTCAGTATCTCTTTGGCTTCGGGTGTTTCTATCTCGCCTTCAAATTCTCTACCTAAGTTACGGGTTTCAAAATCGGGCACTAAGATTAAACCTTCGCTTCCTTTCCGATGCTCTTCTACGTAATCGGGGTGAATGAACTCTTCGGAGTTATACTTTGGCCTGCCGTAACCTTTCTCACTCACACGAATAAAGTAAGGTTGCCCGTCCAAATCTTTTATCGGGTGCCCTTCCTTATCATAAACCGCAAGTGCCTTAAGCTGGCCTACCTTTGAAGGTCTAATGCTAACGGGTTCTCCCTCGTAAGATAAAAGCACTTTATTGGGGAAAGTTTTCTCGCCATCCCTCACAACTTCCCGTTCCTGGTCACTGGACGCAAGGTCAATTAACTTCCCATCCACGTTTATTTTAGCCGAACGACCTATGGGAATCTCTAGGGTGCCGTTGAGTTCTTTAGGCTTAAAGAATTTACCCTTGTCGGTAGTGGCTTGCCAAATAGCGTGAAACTTATCTACTGGATCTAAATTTTCAAACTCCTCGGGGGACATTTCAGAAACGTTAAATTCCGGCACAGGCCCTTCCTTAACTGGCTTTGCTTTAAAATCTTTGAATGCCTTTTTTATCGGCTCCTTTTTAGGCTCTTCTTTCTTTTCGGTACCCTGCCATATTTCTTTTACCTCTCCCTCAATTTCTTTAATCAAATCCTTCCTGTAGCCTATTTCCCCATCATTTATTCCATCGGGGTTACTCTCTTCTAGTTTATCGAGCCCTGCCTGAATGTTAGCTTTCTCGTAAGTAAGATCAAATATCCTTCGTTTATTATCATCATCCAGGTTGCGGTCTTTGGTAGATTCGTGGTACTCTGAATATTTGTCGATCTTAAAAAGAGCCTTATCAAGGTCTTCCTTGGTTATATTACCTGCCTTGAAAGCACCATATAATTCAGTCTTTAACTCGTTTTCATTTCCTTGAGCAATGGCGCTCATTATCGTCTTAGACTTTTCCTCGTTCTTATTTTTATCTTCTAAAACTTTACCTAACACATGACCTTGCGCACCACCGATTAAGCCGCCAAAAGCATCGTTTATGTAATCTCCTATAGACTGCGGGCTGAAAAGCTCTGTTCCGTATTTAGGGTCACCATCATCCACTAAGTTGTCGTGGATTACCTGCGAGGCTTTCTGAATCACATTTTGGGAAAGCTCTTGCGCACTTTCCTCGGCGGCAGTTCTAAGAATGTTCTTTGGTGTTTTTTCGGCTACTGTGGCAGCAGCGAGATTTGACGTTTTATAAAGGTCATCGAGAACTTCTTTTGTTACATTGCCATCCGCATCTTCAATGGCCCCCTGAACAAGTTTTTTAATTAAACTTTGCCCCGCCTCTTTTTCAAAGGCTTTGTTAATTTGACCATACCCGCCACCCAGCATATCTATAGCCGCTATTGGGGCCGTCGCGGCCAACGCAGTTAAATAAGCACCCCTACCTGTTATCCCCTTTTCATTAGCCGCTTCCATTGCCTCTCCCAAGTTAGTGAGGTAGGAAGCCGTAAATCCCTTCGCTAGACTTTCTGCTTTTATTGCTTTTTGGGCAGCCTCTTCCGTAATTTTTCCCGCTCGTAATGCCGCATTAGCACCCTTCCCTGCAGTACCTAATGACCCCCTAGTTAGCGCCTGTTCTAAAACGTATGCGCCAAGATTTACGGCAGTATTAGCTATAGTTGATAATGAGAAGTCGTATGCGTCCGACGTGGGATTAAGGTCTTCAAATGAATTTATTTTTGATACATCAAGAACATTTTTATTGTATTTTGAGCTTGTCTCAAATTCCAGTTTTTCGTTTTCGTTTTTAAGCCTTTGATACCAAGGAAGCTCTTCGCCAGTTGCAGCCCCATAAACAACTTGTGCTAAATCATTGCCGCTTTCTTTTACGTGTGGTAAAATGTTAAATAATTTCTTACCTATATCCGTTACCCTGCTATCGTCTTCCGATTCTGTTGGTGTACCCCAAATAGAATTTATTTTTGATCCCACAGGAGATTTTTCTCCTTTACTTAAAGGCTTAGGCACAGAATACCCTTTGCCGGTTTCTTCCAAATAGTAAGAGGCAGGAGTTTTAAGTTTAGCGACCGTCTCATAGAGTACTTCTGCTGGCGCAACGGATAGTTTTAAGTAATCCTGAACACCCTCGGTAACCTTATCGAGAGTTGTTTGCGTGTCTAAATTTTGCTTGGGGTGAATTCCCTGAATTGTAAGAATTGCATCTGATATTTCTTGTTTAGAAGCGCCTTTCATGGCCATGTCAACGATGTATTCCTTTTCTGAATCCGAACTATTTACCTCTTTTAGAATACCACGCACTTTCTCTTCTATATCTCCTGTTGGCAAAAATTGCTCGTTATTGGGGTTATATATATTAGCAACCCCCGCAGGCTTCCAGGTAGAAGTGTCTATTTCGAGGGAAGCGCTTGGGTCTTTTGCTGGAGCCCAATCCGAAGTATCAATCTGTTTAGAGATATTTACGCCCCTCATTGTTGAATAGGCTTATTGGTTCTACGGTCGTAAATAATGCCGGTCTCTGTATCTTGGTACATAGTACCATCTGGGCTAATCCTGTATCGGTCTTCATTTCCGCCTTCGCCATATTCTACAGACTTAGTTCCTGCACCATGATCGGATGCGTAATGAACTTGAGGATTATTGGCCTGCAATGGTAAATGGATTGTCGTTTCAATCAAATCGGCCGTTTTGCCATCTTTATTTACCTTTTTTACAATTTTAGCGTCCCCATCGTATTTTTTTTGAAGCGCAGTTTCACCAAATCCCCACGGGTCATAAACCGCGTTTTCGTCACCAACCATTTGATTGAATTCATCGGGGGTCAATAGCACTTTACCACTAACAAAGGAGCTATACCCCTCTACTTTTCTAGTTTCCGGATTGAAAATAGGAAAGGACGTTACCTTAGTGTTAGAAAAATCCCAATTATTGGTTGACACACCTTTTAAAGAGGTGACGTTTTTAATGCTTCCGCTTGAATTTTTCGTGAATATTTTAGCCCCTTCGGTGTTTAGAAGTCCATTTTTACCTATGTAAAGTTCCTCGGCTGAACCTGGCGTATATTGTGCGCCAGAGCCAGGGGTTTCGTAAGACCTTTTTAAAACTTGACTTAGAAGGCTATTGTTAGTGCCTATCTTCTTTGCCCCCGATCCTCCGCCCCCAGAACGATTGCCGTCATTGACATGATATGTGGCATGTTGAAACTCATCAGGAGTAACGTGCCCTTCAAGGGTATCTTTGGTATAATCCTCTATGCTGTATTTTTCTGGCGTTAGACCCGATTGCGCAAGTTTTTGCTTGTAGTTGTAGGCCCACTTCTTCGATTGATAAGGATTTAAGTTGGATAAAAAGGACCTAGATTGATTTCTGATGTCATTATCTGTAGCCCCATACTGAAGACTAAGTAAGCCGTTAGCTAAAACGGATTTGCTTTTTAGTGCTTTTGGAGTCTTTTTGCCAAACTGCTCCAAAAGCGGATTAAAATCATAATCGGAGGGAGGTTCGAACTTAAATTCAATATTATTTCCCCTTACGCCGTCAATTGACCCTTCGCGCAGGTAATTAACAAGATGTTGCTTGTACTGTTGAACCTCGGGTAAATCTCGTAAATCAGCGTTCTTGGGATCGTTTAAAAAAGCCTCGAATTTGTTTTTTTCTGAGTCTACCCTATAGCCCTTATAAAAATGTTCATTATCAGTTATGCCCTTTATCATATTTTTATATTCACTATAAAGCTGTGGGTTATATTGCCACCCCGGATTTTGCGCTTTCCACTTACCTATCTCTGATATTTTTTTAGTGGCGTAATCTTTAATGATGGCGTGATCCCATGAGTTGATGGCATTTTTGTAGTCAAAATCATCTGCTTGTATTTTGGCTCTGGCTTCTGCCCTAGATTTGGCTCTTTCTAAATCTTCCGCTTGTTGCCGGTCTTGTTGGATGTAATCATTATACGGCACTTTCACCGCAAGACCCTGGGGCACTCCGTATTCAAGCATTATCAGTAGGTTATAATTTACAAATTTAATAAAATTACCCAAAGGGTTCCAAACTTTTTTGTAACTTTGCTTTGTTCTAACCCCTCAAACGAATGGCGACTCTAAACGATGTTACGCTCAATATTGGCATAACCTTATCCAACAACGGAAAGACTTTCGTATTTGAGGATACTACAGGAACCTACAACAGCTCAACAAACCCCGGTGGCTACGGTGGGCCAAACATTGATTCATCCGACGTTACGCAGGCCATAATAGGCGTTTATCAGTACAAGGCAACAGTTCCTTGGTTATTCACTTTCACGATTGCTTCTAACGTAGTTTCTGCGCTTGTGCTAACTAAGCCAGATGAAACCACTGTAAATATCTTCGCCGACCTAACAAACACCGCCTTCCCTTTCACGGGGTCATCTGTTTTCAATATCCTAAACACGTATTTAGATTACCCAGAAGATATCGCTATTGCGGATATGGTTTGGACTTTTACCTATGAAATTTCAGGAGCCTACTTAGATGGAAGCGATCCCGTGGATTTCGACATAACTACTTCTTGTGATTTTCTTGTATGGTGCAATACAGATTGCTGCGTAAAGAAAATGTTTGTTAATCTGGGATGCAACTGTTGTGAAGACAAATTACAAAGCGCAATGAAGGCCAAAGCAATGCTCCTGTCCGCTATTTATTCCGCTGAAGTGGGCCAATACGATGCTGCGCAAAAATCATTAACCAAAGCCTCAGATTTGTGCGCCTGTGGCTGCAAAGGATGTTAAAATGAACTGCAACCCTATAGAAGTACTCAGGGGCCCCAGGGGAATAAAGGGCGATAAAGGCGACGTGGGCATGTCCGGCGGCGTAGCATTAATAGGAAAATTGGATGGGTCAACCCCGTTCAACGCAAATTCAACATCTGATCAACTAATTACTTTGTTTGGAGGAACCAATTTCGTTATAACAGATATTGTAATGGTCAATCCTTCAACCAATCTATCTGCCTGTGATGATTTGGAATGGTGGGATCAAACTGGTAGATCGGGCAATCAAATAGCCGCCATGTCAAATCAAGTATTTAGTTACATGACTTTATCATCATCTATGGCTAGGGTTGGAGAGACTAATTTATTTATCCGGCTAAAAACACACTCTACAGTTTCAAATTCTATATACGCATCCCTCGGCACTCCATTAGGAACAACCGGAACTGCGGACATATATATCTATGGTTACGTTTTATCTTAAAATATATTCCCATGTGCGATAACTGCGGTATAGATAATTGCTCCTGCAACCCCATCTTAGTAGAAAGAGGGCCTCAGGGCCCCGTTGGCGCAACTGGCCCACAGGGTTCGGCTGGTGATAATGGCTGGTCGGAAAGTCTTGTGCTGATTCAAAATGACGGAACCACAACTGGAACCGGACAGAGATACAGTCTAAAATTTAACGGATGGGTGGGTGGAACCGGAACGCCCCCATCTTCACCTACTGCACCCAATATTTATCTTCAGGCAAACGGAACTTTTGGAGCCTTATCTAGTGCTGCCGATTTAAGGGGCGTACAGGGAAACTCTGTTCGTTGGTTGGGAACCTTCGCCACACCTCCGGTTAGCCCTAGTGTTAATGACGCTTACCGGGATTCGGCCTTAAAGATGGCAAGGATATGGGACGGAACGGCCTGGAGGGAAATGGTAGAGGACGGTTTAGCGGGTAGCGCAGGAACGCCGGGTGCACCTGGTAAGTCTATAGCATGGCAGGGTACTTTTGCTGGGCCGCCCCCCGGAACAGCGCAGCTAAATTGGGCCTATAGAGACACTACGTATGCTCCTCCTCAGTCTCTTGTTTGGAATGGATCTTCTTGGCAAGAAATGAACCAAGACGGCATAGATGGGACTGATGGCGTAAATGGGTTCAACTATGAAACTGTAGACGGTAACGGAATACCCGCAGAAGCAATGGGGAACCCGTATTCCTTCTTAATACGCAGGCCCGATGATACTGGGTACGTATTTATAAATTTCAGTCAAGTAAGGGCAGACCTAAATGCTCCTTTAGATTTTCAACAATTTTAAATTTCAATAATGGCAAAAAATACGATAATAAATTACACAAATGCCGGAAGAACCAAGTCTGCCACGGGAACTGGTAGCCTTCAAACAATCTTTACGGCTGGCACCAATGGAACCAAGATAGTTGGAGTATACATTTATGGAGCCGCCACTACGGCATTCAGTGTTCAACTGGATGTTAACGACGGTTCTAACCAGTCCATGTATTCAGGCACTGTTACTACAGATGGTAACGGATTTTTTGATTTGATGACAGTCTTAGGTGTTCCAAAGACCGCGGCAGGAACGAAATACTTTAACATAGAGGGAACGGTAACGGTGAGATCACAGACCTCTAACTCCGTGGTAACAGTCGTATATGGCGAGGACTACTAATGCTGGCTGATTCTATTACATACTGGTCGCTTACCCTTAAGAATTACTGCGCTAATTGGGCTCTTTCTATGAGCGCAAAAGAACAGTATGGCGAGGATGAATGTGAATCATGTTGGGATAATTTAATCCTGGCGACGGAATTAGTTTCAATACTGGATTGCTATGATGTGGATGGAGATAACTGCCTAACCGCAAACCAAATCTCAGAGGTTTTTCAGATAAGCAGCCACATAGTAAATAAACGCTGCGCCTAGTATAGGTTGTACCTATCGATATCCTTTTGAGCGTTCTTGTACTGCTTGTACCTATCAGCCCCTAAGATATTTTCTACTGCTGAACTCAATAATTGACTTCCTGTGCCCATGTTCTGTTGAAAGCCCCCCATTTTATCTTCAAATATCTGCCTGTGGATATTTTCGTTTTGTGCTGCCATTGAGTTAGCCAGACCCATTTTGTTCATTCTTAAAGATTCGTCGTCGCTAGCAGTTTTCAGCCTGTTATTGTACGAATCGTTAAAGACCGCCCTTGCGTTGTTAAGCGCTACTCCGCCGTTACCCCCGGCAACGTTGTATACGTTTGCCAAAGCCCCATTCCTTGCCTCTGTGAGCTGGTTGTTTAGGTAGGACTTTTGTTCGGGCGTGTATCCGTATGCTGATGATGCAATGCTTTTGGCAAGTTGGCTTTTGAACTCGTTTGTGGGCTCATAAACTGGTCGTTTCTGATTAAGAAGCAATCCGGTTCCTAAAGCCGCTTGTCCGTAACCTAGAACATCCGCTAGACCCAATTCTCTTTTAGCCTTATTCGTAAGCCCAGGAGTTGGCGAATTTTGATTGCTGGGATTCGTGGTTTCGTTTCGGGTGCCAACAGGCGCCGTTGCTGTATCCTGTTGCCTTTTTTCTTCGGGCACAACAACATCATCCCCGATATTTCCGTCAAGAAGTTTATAGGGATCAAACTTTAGTTTTTCTACCAGAGTTTGTCCCTGGGGTTTTTTGAACTTGTTGACCAATCCAGTTCCTGTAGGGGTAGATTTGGCGCCCCCCTTATACTCTGTTTCTGCTAAATATTTTGCCGCTTGATAAGGTTTACCTTGCTTTACATATTTATTTATTAGCTTAGTTATTTCTGCGTCTTTTTTATACGCAGGTCGGTGTTTTTCATATTCGTCGGGCTCTTGCCCATCATCTTGCACCTCTCCACCATCTGCCATTTTTTTGCCCCCGGCCACCCATCCCATGTATCGGCGTTGTTTGTCCGTGAGCTTCTTCCCGTTAGCCGAACCGTCCTTTAGTATTTCTTTTGCCTTTGCTGAAGTTAAACCTCCGTTAGCTTTTCCTTCGGCCGTTTCTGAATCTGGGGCCAGCGATTCTAAAAACCCTTCTCCCAATTCAGATTCTATTTTTTCTACCTCCTCAGGAGTAAAAAGATGTTCGCCATTTGACAACTTAACCTCTTCGCCTCCTTTTTGCTTTAAGCCCGCTTTCTTTTTGGGACTCTCTTCTAAAACCTCTTCTCTAACCTCTTCGGCAATATGGGCGTTCTTTTCAGGAACAACAAATGACTTTTCTTTCACTTTAGCTTTAATGCTATCAGAAGTCGAGGTTCCTTTACCTTCAATTTTCCCCCCTTTTATGTAGCCACCGTCTTTGCACATTTCTACCAAGCCGCCTTTTTTGAAGCCGGTTATACCATATTTCGACTTATAATCGTTCGTGTTAGTATCGGTAGAGTTGTATGTTTTATTTAGTGCGTAAGGATTGTTGATGTTTGAAATAGCGTCTTGTTGCGCCATTCCAGAGCCTTCTTTTACTCTTGCATTTCTGTCGTTCTTGCCTGTAAAATACCCTTTAGCTAATCCAGAGACTAACCCAACTCCCGCGCCGATGGCAGTACCCTCGGGGCCAAATTGAGAGCCAATCTGTGCGCCAGTTCCTAAACCTCGTAGCGCACCGCCAGCCATGTCGCCGGAAATCGATTCACCGCCTTTTTTATTATTGATTGAATTTTGAACTATTGAACCTGCGGTATTTCCAGCTAAAGAGTACAAGCCAGTTTGCCCGAATTTACCCGCTAATCCTGGTTTGGGAGTAGAACGGGTTAGGCCCATTGCGGCCTTATCAGTATCCGAGTAGCCCAAAATATTTGGATCCGTAACCGGATTCCCGTTAGCATCAACCCACCCACCATCAGCGTATTTTGCCACTAATCCTCCTTTTTTATAGGAAATTATCGGATTGCCATTAGGGTCTAAGTGCTTAGTGGTTCCGCCTGGGTATTGATAGGTTTGTATGGTTTGACCGTCCGCCCCTTTGTACTGGCCTGTGTAAACCCGCTTAGGCTGGTTTTGCACAGGTTTTGTTTCTATCTGAATAGGCGCAGATTCTTTTTGCGTATCAGGCAATTTTTGCTCCATAGGAGCGTTATTTATAGGGGCGTTCGGGTCATTGACTTTGTAAAACCCGTAGGCAGTGCCTACCTTGGGGTCGTATTGAGGGTGGTTCTTTGGAATAGACTTATAAGAAGCGTATTGGTAATCAGCCTTATCTTCGGGGTTGTAGTTCAGATTTTGATAAACGCCGTTACCCAAGTGCTTATACCCTAATTGCAATCGATCTTTCTGGCTCAATGGCTGAGTGCCAACGGTGTAGAAAAGAGTGGAGTTGTCAATGGGGTTGACGGCGTTTTTTACTTTATACTGGCGCATTCTGTGAGGGGTTAGAGACACAAAGGTAAGCAAAAAATAGTTACAAAAAAGTTTGGAACTAGTTATTAATTTTACTAACTTTGAATCATAAAACAAATTCGTATGAAAACAATCCTTTTAATGTTGCTATGCGCAACTGCATCTTTTGGACAAATTGTACAGCCCACCTATTACAACGAGGATTTCAAAATTATAGATACCGTAGGTATTTCAGAAGAAGGGTATAACATAATGGTTTCCCCGCTAGTGTGCACCTATAATATGTCGCAAGAGATTTCTTTGTATCCTATTTACTTCATCCCTTATTACAGAAATGAGAAACATGGGGGCATCACTATGGTTGGCGTTGGGGCTTCTATTCCCGACATAAATCTAAAAGGAAAAAATTTCGTTCTCAAAATAACTAACGTAGCCTGCAAGGAAATGAGAGAGGATTCTATGTCTTACGTATTGAACTCTATTAAAAAGCCAGTTTACGATAAAAAGGGGAATTTCACATGGGTTGTTTTTTCTGGAACTGAAATATCTGCGTTTTGCGGCACAAAAGAAATTGAAGTTACCGTAGATGGGAAAACAGTTGTACCCAATCAGCCCAGAAACTCAACCGACTACTTTAGCAAAGTGAATTATTTCGCAGAGAAAATTTCTCTACAAGAAGATTTTAACAATTCTAGTGAATGAACTCTTTAATCCGATCCTCTTCAACTATTCATAAGGCAATAACAGAGCGCATGGCTGAAATGGGCGCTACGCAGGCCCAGGTTATAAATGATGCTAGCGAACTCGGCTTTACCATCTTCAAGCCGCAGCTAAGTAATTACCTGAATAAAACAAAGAAGTACGGATTAACAGAGGTGCAGATACTTTTCATTTGCTCCATGTACGGAATAAATATAAATATCAATGCCGGCAGACCCTATTTGGATGGGGATATCATTAAGTATAAACTCACTCCTTATAGTAAGAAGAACGCCGCTAGGTGGGCTGAGATAACAAAACAAACATTTGGATTATGAAAGAAGAAAACAAAAAGCCTTTAAAGGCTAGTGAAATACTTAGAGACATTGCTTTCGAGGAAAATGGCATTACCGCAGCCCTCTCTGGCCTGATCCACGAACAAAATGAGAAAGAGTCGAAAAGTGAAGCCATTAAATTTACAAAATGGTTTTTAGACAACGTAAGGGTTATTGATAAGGAGTACTATTTAGGCTTACTTATTAAACCCCTCTCTGAACAGCAAAACAGAAAACACTCAATCGAAGAATTGTACGAAATATTTATCAAAACCACATAAGCATGGGAAACAAAGAAGAAGAGTCCGAAAAGGTGGTTAATACCATCCTGCGCCTGCAAAGAGAAATTTCTGACAAGGACTACGAGATCAAAAGCCTAAGGGAGGCTCTCGATAAAATATGCCACATGAAATTAGAGCATCCAGGAGAAGATTATAAATATGCATTAAACAGATGCTGGCACATAGCGACAGAAGCCCTTAACCCCACAAACACACAAGGATGAATTACGAGGAGATGGCAAGAATAGCTTATGCTAACGACCCCAAGCTAAAAAAGGCTTTGGCGGCAGGGATTGCCATGGACAACGCCATGAAACTCGATAGATCAAAAGGAGGCGCTACTAATTGCCATTTTATGATGGATAATTTTCTAAAGTATTTTAGCTACGAAGCTTTAGGAGAAAGAAACATCTTATTAAATAAATCTATATGACCGACCAGCCAAAATACTACACTCCCGATATATCAGAGTTTCACGTAGGGTTTGAATACGAAGCGAAACAATCGTTCATGGATGGAACCGTAAAAACATCGGTAGAATATGAGCGAGCTGAATGGAAATTACATACTGTATGCGTTGGTGATATTCCATATATTGATCGGGCATTAAACGGGAAAAATGCTGCCAATGGGCTTTGCGGAATAAGGGTAAAATACCTAGACCGAGAAGGTATCGAAAGCTTGGGCTATTCCCATGAAGGTGGAAAATTAAGCGTTGGCGGTCAGCAGGAATATGAAGGGTTATTAGGAACTAAGGGCTTAATATCTATATTTCATACTCCTATTAATAGCAAAGTAACAATAAAGGGTAAAAATAAGATACGTGATGGTTCCGGTAAATGGGATGGATGGATAATATACTTTGATGGAAAAATTTATAACAAATCAGAACTTAAAAACATTCTACAACTTATATCTAGATGAATAATACTAAAGAACGCCGATACAAATTCGTGGTACAGGACGGCCCCACGGGCAAGAAAAGAAAGTACCTATCCATAAAAGAATCAGAGCTTACCGATGCTCAAAAAGACGTTTTGTACAAATCATTCATGCAGTCATACTTTAACCTGCCGGATGATGTGCAAGACCGATTTTTTCAAGGATTCGTTCACCAAATAAAAAAACAACTTCAACATGCAAACACCCAAAAACCTGATTGATGTAGCCACCGACTCTGAAGGAGTGGAGGTAGAAATAGAGATTAAAAACCACGACCCCAAGCTAAATATAGCAGACAAGGAAATAGGGGTAACTATCGAGTACAGAATGGCAAAAGACCCCAACACAGCTTATGGGTTACCGCAGTACTTCCCAGGAGAGCCTTTTACAGAAGTTGAGATGGAAGAGGCTATGAAGTACGCCAAAGGCAAGTTGGAAGAAATTAAATTCTAGCCTATGAGGAACTTTGTTTTTGGAGCCTCTTACCTAGTGTGGGTTCAATAAAAATACATGGAGTTTGATGTGGAGAAAACCGCTCTTCACAACGCTAACTTTGGCTGCCAAAGAGAAGACTTTCCATCCTTATACGAACTCAGACAAATAGTAGAAAAACAAAAAGCTGCTAAAGATGTGGTTATCCTCTCTATCTGCGAGTTATCCGAGAAAGACTACAACACCTTTTGGGGAGAACTTTTACACGATACTACTTTCGTTAGTACTTCGCCCCAAACATTGAATTAACGAATACCGTTACCTTTTCCAGGTTCTTGCTTACAGTAGGGTTCGTTAAGAAATTATTCAGGTTAAAGCTGATCTTGAGGTAAAAATCAACTAGCCTCCCTCTTTTTCCTATCGGCGTGTTGTTTTCCCAAACAGCGTCCCGAACTCTATAAAACCTAGTTTTCTTGTTAAGGTTCCTATCAGTAGCGGTATCGGTATCGGTTGAGTAAGTAACCGAGTCGAAGTTTTGGTCTAGCGAAGACTTTACCTGCATCGTGTAAACCGTGAACATTTCCTGCATTGTAGGGTTAACAATGATATCTAGTGAATGAGGGTACACCCTTCCGTAATGCTTGCAAACATCCCCAGTCCAGTTCATGTAAACCTCGTTGTTCGCGTAGGTCTTGGCCCAAAGAAGTGACCCCGGCGCATCTGGCTTCTCGAAAGGTTGAACGGGGTTATGCGTAGTAAAGGTTTCAATATTGACGTACTCCGTGTTATTAACAGGAACCTCGTCACCTACGTTGTAGGTTTTGTTGAACCTTATAGCCTTTCCGTTGGCATCCTTTGCTGAAATTAACTGGTAGTTGTGCTGGTGCCATATTGCAGGAGTCATTCCCGGGAAGAACCCTACTATTGCATCCCTTACGTGGTTATACCCTACCGTGAAATCGTAATTAACATACGGGTTGGGATCGTCAAAAGCCGGCAGCACGAAGTCCTTGAAGGTCATTAGCGTGGTCTTAAACTTCGCATCGTACACCCCGTGAATACCCACGCCCATAAGTGGTTTGTCGGTTGAGATTATAGATCCGTCAAAGGTCTGGTTGTCGAAAGCCGAGTTAAAGAAAGAATGTAGCCCTTTGGCCACGCTTATTTCCTGCGTTTGGCCTCCTATGTTCATAATCATCCATGCCCTCCTTCGCATGTCGAACCAGCTAAACCCGAACTCGGTAGAAACTAAGCTACACTGGTGTTGGTTGCCAAAATAAGTGTCGTAAGCGTCAAACCTATCTATCACTCCCCCTACCCCTAATTGCGTGGCTTCTCCCAGCGTTCCGGTAACGGTTTGGCGCTCTAGTATAGGCAGGTAGCCAACGGCCTGATTCTGCCAGTAAAACACCTTATCCATCTTAGCGTAAAGGTTGTTTATCTCGCCTCTTTGCCCGTCCAAATCCCGGTAGTTATTGGCTAAAAAGTTCCTGAAAGCGTCGAACCTTTCTCCTGAGATTTTGGGGCCCGCCCACCGAACTCTAAAGGGGTACCGGTTTACTTCGTTGAAGTTGTAAGGCAAAGCGGGGTACTCAAAAACATCCCCGTCACTGGTGTAGGCGATGTTTACATTGAAGTCCTCTAAATTAGTAGTGCCTCCTTTTGAAAACCACACGCCGTTTGTTTGGTTCTGCGCCCCGTCTTTTGTGATGTGCCTACCTTGCCTTAAGTAGTGGTTAACGTTAGATTCGATAGGGAAAAAGAAACCCCCGCTCCACGAGCCAGGGCCCAAAGTGTCGTTGTACATCACCCTTTGGTAGTCAACGATACCCACGAACGAATCCCCGCCGTAAACCTCAATGTCGTTGAAAACGTAGTTCCCATTTGCGTCAACGGGTAATGAAGCTAGGATCGTTGAGTTTATTTCCTGAAAATGCCCTATAGATATAAATGGGGTAGCCGCTATAGCGTCTGCGCTCTGCCCCCCGTAAAGAGTGCCTTTTTGTATCTTGTAGTTCGCAATGGGTAGGCCGGTAAATTCATTTGCTAAAGCCACTGGGCCAGATATGTCATACCCACCCGGCGAGCCTGGAAGGTAATTTATTGAATATTGCGTTCGAATTAAAGCACACTTATTTCCCGTACCTTGTCTCCCTGCGCCACCGTAAGCATTAGGTTCTATAAGTTCGTTTTCAAAGCTCTGTCCGGGCAAAATGTTCCCATAACTTCCTTGTGGATTAATGTTAGAAAATGTGGTGATAGGAATGTGAAATGGATTTGAGGGATTTCCAGCCTGTTGATAGCACTTGGCATAAGTTTCTTCTGCCAGTCCGTGTGAAATGTATGGGCTTATTGTTAAAAAGTTTTCTCCTTCTAAAATATTTCCAGAGTTGATAAAATTTGTGTCGGGGTACGCAAATAAAGCGTCCGGAGAATACCAGTTATAAACTCCCAAAACTCCCGTTCCCGCAGAATTAGCGTACGTATCTCTTTTCAATGCATCCACGGCCATCGGCCTGATATTTGCCCCATCTGGTACTGTAGGAGTTATCACGCCCTGCGCCATGTACTGCTTGTCCCTAGGGGCACGCATGATACTAAACCCGCTTATGTTGTTTATTATACTCGAGGGGATGGTAATTCCGCTAACGGTAATGCCGTTGCATGTTAAAGAGAATGAATTGGTTGGTCTTTGAATTAATAGGCCGCCCTTATTTGTTATTCCAGTTGGAGTAGCCGCACCTCCCGACCAAATTGCATGATCACCTATCCACCTGGCGAAGTATGGGTTTCCCTTTTTGTCATAAAACAAGATAGCAAACCTATACGTCTCATTAGTCCAGTACTGCCTCAAGTACTGCGTAGAAGCCATCCCCCGGTAATCAAAGTAATCATCCATTATAGGGATTACTTTATTATTAACCTTCGCTAAAGTAACCGTAGCTCCACCAGTAGTAGTATAAACCGTAGTAGTATCCGCTAAAAACGACTGGCCCGGATTGTAAGTTACCGCGTTGTAGGTAATGCTATCTCCCGTGCTGCCGTTTACTATGTAATAAGTACCAGCTACTAAGCTACCCGAAGCAACTACAGTCGAAGTATTAGAAACGTACCTCCTTATAATTATACACGCGTTAACTACAGGCGTACCCGCAACCGCTGTGTAATTAGGCCCTATTGCACCAGAACCCGTAAAGGTATCTCCCGGGTTGTAATTTACTCCCCCGTATTGAATAACTCCCCCG